ACCGATTCCGATAACATTGGTGTATACATACAAGCTGTCCACGGATGTTGCGAAAACAGAGGAATAATGGCACACAGTAGTCTAACACAGACTACAGTATTAAAAGGTGCGTTTCAAACTGATCCAGCAACTAAGAAAGAGTTTATGGACAATATTAAACTACAACAGGAGTTTGCTCCGCGATGAAATGGTTAAAACGTAAACTAAGACGCTGGCTACAGGAAGAAGACTGCTATCCGGTAGAAGTTGCAATAAACACAGGTGCCAGGGCAGTTGACGTGGAAGGTCTTTCATTCAATGTTATGCCAGCACAGGGCGGAACTGTGGTACAGATTCGTCATTACGATCGCAAAACAGATCGTAATAACAATGTCACACACGTGATTCCCGACGGCGAAGACATTGCCGAACGTATTGGACAAATTGTCAGTATGGAGATACTAAGATCATGATCCCCAAACAATGGCGTATTCGATTTTTCAACTGGCTGGGTGCAGGCAAATTAACATTAACACAAGATCAACCACAGGAATATAAAAACGTGAGTGCATACACAATCGGGGGCGGATTGAATTACAATCCTGGCTCCATCACACTAGGACCACAAACACAAGGTCCTATCACAGGACAAACACTGACACTTAAAATCACACCAGCTACAGGTGGACACATAGTATCAGTTTCAAACATGAACCAACCAGAAAATTTGTATATAATTGCAGACGATGCTGACTTTGATCGTGAGCTGGGCAAGATTATTACTATGAGCAAATTGAAATCATGATCGGCAGCATTGGTTCAGGTCCCAACGGTGGCTACTTGACAGTAAACGGTGGCTACACCAGTCTGCCCTATGTGTCTCCCAATTCAAACAATCCCATGACCGGAATGATTCGAACCAACGGCGGTCGTTTGGAAGTGTTTGACGGCAACAGCTGGATATCGTTTTCGGGCTCTGCTGCCGAAGTCAGTCTAAATGGTGCGGCTATTGCGGCGCTGGATTGGGCCAACCGTAAGATGATCGAAGAAGAAAAAATTCGCAGTCTTGCAGATAAAAGTGTAGCAGTAGCAGATGCACTTGCAACTTACGAAAAAGCACGTGAACAACTTAATGTAGTAATGACCTTGGCGGACAAAAAATGATAGCACAAACATTAAACACTTTAACAGGCGAAATTTCAGGATTATGGAGCTGGGTTATTGGCATTGTTGCCGGTTGGGGGCTAACCCTTACCATTGTGGTTGGAGTTTTGGTCTACGCACACATTCGAATCAATCGACTCAAACGTCGTGTCGAGCAGGTAAACAACCAATTGGTAACCGAAACTCGAGACCTTAGTATTAGATTGCGTACTTTAGAAAAACATTGACGCAAAAAGATCAATAAAGTAAAATACAAACTCGTTTAACTCTTAATTCTTAATCAAAATGAAAAAATTTCTAACAGTATTACTTTTAACATTGTCATCTGTTTCATATGCCGAACAGGGTGATTTGGCTTTGGCAGTGACCGGTATCAGTGCTCACTTCAGCGAAGGCGGCAATTCAAACAAAAATGCCTACAACTGGGGCGGCGGTTTAAGTTATGAACCGCTGAATCGAGTAATTGTTTACGCAGGCGAGCAACGCAACAGTAAATGGCAAGATTCAGTCAAGTACGGTGCGGGATATAGATTTTTTCAGTCGGATAGTTTTTCTGCCACCATTGGTGTACAAAATGCCACCGGCTATGGATATGCCAATAAGAATGGTTCCTGGACCAATCAAGATCAACAAAGCGTACAGTTGGCCGGATGCTACAAGATGTCAGTGTTTGACGGCGAGGAAAGCAAAAAACACAATCCATCATTGTGTGCTACTATGCCCTTGTACTGGACCAACAATGGCAACAGTTCTGGTGGTGCAGATAGCGTGATGTTTTATATTCGAGTTCCACTGGTCAACTTGTTGAACTAAAAAGGACTACTAAATGAAATTTTGGGACATTGTTGGTTTGAGTATTTCATTGTTGGTATTAATCGGTTTTATCTACTATCAGATCGGGCATTTTGTTAAATGAGTAAAGTATATTACAAACAATCAACAGTGAACACGTGGATACACGAAATTGTTCGTGCTATGCATCAAGACCGCTGGGTTCCAGACTATATAGTGGGTCTTACCCGCGGCGGTCTTGTGCCGGCCACAATGTTAAGTCACTACCTAGATGTGCCAATGGAAACACTCAAAGTGAGTCTGCGAGATGGCGGCGAAAACGGATGCGAAAGCAACTTGTGGATGGCCGAAGAAGCATTTGGGCATCGTGATTATGATCCAATGTCGGGCGACGATGGCCGTAAGAAAATTTTAATAGTAGACGACATCAACGACACTGGCGCCACGCTGAACTGGATTCAAGAAGATTGGCCCAGTGGCTGCTTTCCCAATGACCCACGTTGGAAAGATGAAATTTGGGGACACAATGTTCGCACAGCGGTTCTTATCAACAACGAAGCCAGTGATTTCAAAACTGTAGACTATGTGGGTATGAGTATCAACAAACTCGAGGAACCAATTTGGTGTGTGTTTCCTTGGGAGGAGTGGTGGCATTAAAAGAGTTTTACCTTGACGAGTCACTGGATTGGAATGTGTTTTATCATCGCACCTGGAACTCGTATCTTGTCAAAGACACCATAACCGACGAGGATCTTGTACAAGTGCTCAAAGGCAAAGGTCAATGCAGCATGACCGGCGATGACGACGGACCCGAGTTCAAACAGTTACGAAATCGTCTAGAAGAATTGGGCTATATTCGGTGCCAGAGATCTTGGTGGAACGGTGATGTTGTGCTCAAACCATTTCGATTAAATGGTGTCGTGTTCAAAAAAGACACACAGTTTTGCAGTGGTGCTGCCATGAAATATCATTTGCAATTTGAAAGACGATACAAAGAACAACAAGATGCCAAAGATTAACATAGTTGCACCAGTGGGTGGATACGGCAATCACGTGAGATGGCTGGTTGCACTGGATCCTACATTTACTTTGCGTTTTGACAATGTTGTGTTGACCACGCCCGAAGAAAAAGTAGAGTTTATCAAACAGAACATTTACTTTGCCGGTAGGTCTTGGCACAATTGGTTGGAGGTAGAATGGCGCTACAGAGATGCAATAAATTCTGTAATAAAATTTGCTCATTCGCACGTGGAAATATCCGGCTCCTTGCCAACTGTGGTGCTGATTATTGATCCCAATTTGGCCTATAGAAGTTATTTGAAATTCAACAGTAATCTAAATAACAAAGTAAAAACTCAATTTCTCAACGATATCGATGATACCAATCATAAAAATATTGTCTGGGCTGAATCGGGTAACACAGCAAGGGTCCTGAGATCTGACATATTGTTTCAACCGGATCTGCATCAAATGTTTTATCAAGATTTAACAAGTTTTTTAGGATTGCAAAATTTATACGATCGGGCCAACCAAATACATCAAATTTGGTACCGCTGTCATCGACAAGCCGAGCAACAGTTTGTTAACGACATTGCAGCCGTATATAAATAATGCTATCAAGCGGCCTTTTCTGGCATTCATCCCGCTTTACAAATTCTGCAAGCCTATGCTATAATCTAACATAGGAGAATCACAATGGCAAACCAATCTAGACAATACAAATACACAAGTACCAAAGAGTACCACGACGCATTTCCTTGCGCTTACCGCCAATGGCGTGCCGACAGTCATTGTAATTTAATTCACGGCTATTCATTTAGTATGAAGTTTTACTTTGGCACAGACAATTTGGATGTACGCAACTGGGCTGCTGACTACGGCGGCTTAAAAGAACTAAAAGGCATTTTAGAAAGTCAATTTGATCATACGCTGTTAGTAGCAGAAGACGATCCCGAACTTGAAACTTACAAATTACTACAAGAAAAGAATCTTGCCAAACTAACTATTCTACCTAAACTAGGTTGCGAAGGTCTGGCAGATCAACTATACAAATATGTTAACGGTGTTTATATCCCGGATATGTGGGGTCAAGCAGAAGCAGATAGACTTTGGTGCTATCGCGTGGAAGTTAGAGAAACGCAAAGCAATATGGCATACCGTGAAGGCCATCGTGAATGGAACGAGGACTTGTTTGCGTGAACGCTAAAGTAAACGAAATACTAGACATACTTCAAGAAGAGTGTGCCGAAGTCATACAGGCCATCAGTAAAATTCGTCGTTTTGGTATTGACAATTCATACAAAGAAGGCGGCACTCAACGTGAACACTTGATTCAAGAGCTAGGAGATGTTACACTATTAATTGAATTGCTCAAGTCGCACGGTGTCTATACCGATTCAGAATTGAGAGAAGCACAAGTGAGGAAAAGTCAAAAATTAGTCAAATGGTCAAAGATATATGAAAATTAAAGTCAGCGAAATATTTTACAGTCTACAAGGCGAAGGTCGCTTTGTGGGAGTACCATCTGTATTCTTGAGAACATACGGATGTAACTTTACTTGTAGCGGGTTTGGATGCAAGCCGGGAGAAAAAAGTACAGGTGCTGATGAAGTTGCCAAAAAAGTAGAACTGTACAAAGACTTCTTGGATTTGCCTTTGGTAGAAACCGGTTGCGACAGTTATGCAAGTTGGCATCCGGCATTCAAACATTTGTCGCCCACTTACACTACAGATGAGCTGGTAGATCGAATGTTGGCACTAACTCCCAACGGTCATTGGATGCAAGCCAATGGCAATGATGTGCATTTGGTAATTACCGGTGGCGAACCTTTGTTGGGTTGGCAACGTGCTTATGCAGAATTGTTGAGTCATCCTGGTATGAAAGATTTAAAAAATATCACATTTGAGACCAACGGCACTCAAGAACTGCACGAAGATTTTCGTGATTATTTGATTGACTGGGCTGAAGCTGTACCTGGACGTGAAGTCACGTTTAGCGTCAGTGCCAAACTGAGTGCAAGCGGCGAACTGTGGGAAGATGCCATCAAACCATTGGTTGTCAACATTTATCAAACATATGGGCACGTGTATCTCAAATTTGTTGTTGAAACTGAAGATCATGTCAACGAAGCTGTTCGAGCTGTAGATGCTTTTCGTGCAGGTGGATTCAAAGGTACAGTATACCTAATGCCACAGGGCGGTGTTGTTACGCCATATGATGCCAACAAATTAAACATTGCCAATATCTGCTGTGAACGCGGGTTCAATTACAGCCCTAGATTGCACGTGGATCTTTGGGGTAACGGCTGGGGCAAGTAATGTGGCCTGGATTTATTTCTAGTATGCCAATACCCGGTATGGATCAAACTTACGACCCGTTTTATAATAGAGCTGTGTGGGCATTAAAATTTGTATGGTGGCCACGCCGCAGTGACCTGACCGGTCAGTGGATATGGTTATGTTGGGCCTATCGGGGCACAGCCGTATGGACCGGACCCGGTGATCCGGTGATTGAACATCGTTATCACGAAACGGTAGAACATCTTATTTGGCAATTGAAACGTGGATAACAAGAAATCAAACGTGTCCGATGGTCGTGAAAGTTTTGACATCACAGTCGGCAATACCTTGGTTGCATTTTTCAATCGCAACGTAAGCACTTACCCAACCGAAGCCGGTGGTGTTAAATTTGATCTTATTCCAGTTGAGAAACAAAAAGACATCATGGTCAATGTGGCCCGTATGTATGCTCAACAAGAATACAATCGCATCACAGAATTGGTCGAAGTGCTGCAACGTCAGGCTGCAGAACTGAAACGGCGATTAGATATTACCGACATGGTACACGCCGCTAAATACGAGTTCCAAGTCTACCACGGCCAAACGTATTGGCTGGTTTACGAACACAACAAGCAAGGAACCAGATTAACCCACTTAGGGCCACACGATTGGTCTACTGGCGCACCTGCCGACTATGAATATATTTGTCAGGTTAAGTGGTTGGGTGATTACACCTGGATAGAAGTACCCGAAGAGGACGTAAAATAATATGGGAAATTTATTATTCATCATAGCCGCAATGGTGTTTGTGCCGTGGCTAATATTAAAGGTAACAAGATTAGAAAAGTGGGTACCGTTGCCAATGGCACAAATTGCATTTGGTATTTGTATGGGCCCAAGTGCGCTAGGACAGTTCTATCCCGAGTTGTTCAGCACAGTCTTTACACAACCAATCAACACAGGCCTAGATGCTATTCAAATTTTAGCAATTACCGTGTTTGCATTCATTGCCGGCATTGATCTTAAACCCAAGGAAGTTTTAGCACAAGAAGGTAACAGTATTTGGACACAGTCGTTCCAGGTTATTATTGTTCCTATCTTGTTAGCCGGTACTGCTTTTATGTTGTTCTTCGACAATCCAGTCTGGCATACCACCGAACGGCCATTTTGGCAATATGCCTGGGGTATGGGTGTAGCCACTTGTATTACTGCTATGCCAATGTTGGTTATTGCTTGTAAAGAACTTGGTATGTGGCCAAGTAAGATGGGGCATAAATTATTAGCCCTTGTTACATTTGATGATTTAGTGCTATGGGTCACTGTTGCTGTTATTGTTAGTATGGGCAAATATGCCGTCTATTCTAGCATTTTCTTTGCTGTGGTTGCTGTGCTATATTTTATCTGGCCAAAGATTTTAGAACTTGTTGGCGAAAAATCATATGCTAATTTAACTGTTGCGTTAGTATTATCTATGGCAGCATTTAGTCATTGGGCTGGACTACATTACGTATTAGGTGCTTTCTTGGCAGGTATGATTACACCACGAAATACAGTTAAATGGAATGAAGGTATGGCCACACAACAAATGGTCTGGTTAATGCCTGTGTTCTTTATCTGGTCTGGATTAAAAACAAATTGGACATTGGACTTTGGTGTTATCCTAGTAGGTGCTATTGGTATGTACATAATTGCTGTTGGGACAAAGTTTGTTGGTGTTTGGTTGGCCTACAAGGATCAAGGTATGCGAATTGTGTTCTTTAAAACTGCACTACTACAAAACAAAGGCCTAATGGAAATCTTCTTGGTAACTATGTTGTTGACTGCCGGTGTCATTAGTGTTAATATGTTTGCAGCCGTGGTTATTATGAGTGTAATCAGTACTGTTAGTGCTGTGCCATTGGCTAGAATGTTTTATGATCCAACAGTGGATAACAAATAAGGAGTAAATATGGGATTGTTAGATCGTTTTACAAAGAAACCGGTAGTGGAGGAAAAACCCAAAGCCGAAGCTGAACCTAAACCTAAGAAAAAGTCTGCCAAGGAATTGGCTACAGAAAAAGGCGAACCTTATGTGGCCATTCTCAGTGTAGAACTAGATCCTGAGAATATTGGCAACGGTGCATTTGAACTGGACTGGAATGACAAGTTTATTACCAATCTGGTACGTGCCGGGTATCAGCTCAAGGCTGGCGAAGCAGAAAATGTCATTGTGGATCGTTGGTTTGCTGAGGTATGTAAGAATGTGTTGGCAGAAAACTTTGAACAATGGGAAGCTAACCAGCCAATGGAGGCCAGACCACGCAATATAGATCGTAGAGATCTAGGTGACGGACGTACCGAAGTATCGTGATTGTGTATGTCAATGGCGACAGTCATAGTGCTGGAGCCCAAGCGGTAAATCCTTATTGTTTTGCCAACGACGATGCGTTGTATGTGGGTCTTGGGCGTCAAGCACACCCAGATAATTTACGTGTCAGCTACGGGTGCGAAATAGCCAACAAATTAAACGCAATGTTAGACTGCGATGCCGAATCGGCCAGCAGTAATGCTAGAATTATACGCACCACCAGAGACTATTTAAAAAACAATAGTCCAGATTTAATTATCATTGGGTGGTCCAATTGGACCAGAGAAGAATATCTGTATGACGGAATTTACTGGCAAATTGCCGGCGTCGGAGTAGGTCTTGATTGGCCAGCAGCTGTGGTTGAATGGCATCGGGATTGGGTGATAAATAATAATTATAATCAACGAGTAATCGAATCCCACAATGCCATATGGGAATTTCATCAAGAGCTTGAACACATACCCCATTTATTTTTTAATTGTTACGATACATTTACTCAAGTGCCCAAACGTGATTGGGGCGACAGCTATGTTGGTCCATATGACCATGAGTTGACCTATCGTGCTTGGCTAAACAATCGAGGATTTCAAACAGTCAATCCAGGATCGCATCATTACGGAGCAGATGCACACAGGGCCTGGGCAGAATTTTTATATACAAATTATGATATTATATGTAAACGGTGACAGCCATAGTGCTGGTTCAGAATTGGTTCACATCAAAGGACGTTATTTGATAGCACGTGAAACCGACGATGACGATTGGCAAGTGATTGGCGAATCTCGGGGTCGAGATCCGCACCCAGAATGTGTACAACGCAGTTACGGCAAGCTGTTGGCCGATCGTATTGGCGCCAAATTTGTGTGTGATGCTGTTTCAGCCAGCAGTAACGATCGCATACTTAGAACCACTCGAGAATACCTCAAACACAATCGTCCCGATTCGATCATCATTGGATGGAGCACTTGGGAAAGAGAAGAATGGTTTCACGAAGGCACACAGCAATGGTGGCAAATCAATGGTGGCGGCGTTGGGTTTGATTGGCCTACCGAATTCAAAGAACGTTATAAACAATACGTGTTAAAAATTGACCACAAAAAATCAATGGAGATTGCCCACACTCAAATTTGGCAGTTGCACCAGGAGCTCGATCAATTGGATATTCCGCATTTGTTTTTTAACACTTACAGTTGGTTTGATAAAGAAGATCACCTAGATTGGGAGGGTCATTACTTTGAGCCGTATTCCAAGCAATTTACCTATTTTGAATGGTTGCGACTTCGTGGATTTCAGCGAGTGACCCCAGATTCTTACCACTATGGGCCGGACGCTCACCGCGCCTGGGCTGATTTTTTATATCAAAACTACTTCAACAAATGATCCTGTACATAAACGGCGACAGCCATAGTGTTGGTGCAGAATTGGTACACAACCACAAAGGTGTATTAAAAGAACTAGACGACGTTACTGGCCAGTATCAGAGACTGCAAGGCAGCATCTTAGGAAAGAATGTTCACACTGAATGCATCAAACGCAGTTACGGTCAACATCTGGCCAATCAACTGGGTGCCAATTTGGTGTGCGAAGCCCAATCAGGTGGTAGCAACGCCAGGATCATACGCACCACCAGAGAATATCTCAAACATACACAGCCTGATCTTATCATAATTGGTTGGAGTCCGTTTGAGCGAGAAGAGTGGTTGCACGATGGCGTTTATTATCAGGTGTCTGGCGGAGGTACCAAAACCGTACCAGCCGATCTAGCTGATCGGTATCGACAATGGGTAATCGATCAGCCCAGGCCCGAAATTATCAATGCCAAAACTCTAGCATTGCACCAAGAAATTTTTCAGTTTCATCAAGAATTAGCCGACGCAAAAATACCACATTTGTTTTTTAATACATTTAACAGTTTTGAATTTGTGCCTAATATTGGTGGAACTCAGCTGGATTGGGGTAGACATTTTGTTGATCCTTACAGTGAATCAATGACCTATTGTGTGTGGCTAAAAACCCACAGTTACCAAACTGTTTCGCCCGGCAGTATGCATTTTGGGCCATCTGCACACAAGGCCTGGGCTGATTTTTTGTACCAAAATTACTTTAAAAACGATTGACCTTAAATGAATAATATGCTATTATTATGTTATGAGATATCTAATTGTTGACACAGCCAATACATTTTTTCGTGCTAGACATAGTGCCCATCGTCAGAGTGACACGTGGGACAAACTAGGTTTTGCTATTCACGTGACTCTTGCCAGTGTTAATAAATGCTGGAGAGATCAAAAAGCTGATCACGTTATTTTTTGTTTGGAAGGACGTAGCTGGCGCAAAGATCATTACGAGCCCTACAAGAAAAACCGTGCAGTTGCCCGTGCCGCACTCACAGAAAAAGAAGCCGAAGAAGATCGATTGTTTTGGGAAACCTTCGACAATCTCAAAGACTTTTTAAGTACCAAAACCAATTGTACTGTATTGCAACACCCCAATTTAGAAGCAGATGATCTAGTGGCTGGATGGATTCAAAGTCATCCCGAGGATCATCACACCATTGTCAGTAGCGACACCGACTTTCACCAGTTACTGGCCGACAACGTAAATCAATATAACGGAATTGCAGATGAGCTCCACACTATTCAAGGTATTTTCGACAAAAAAGGTAAGGCAGTCATCGATAAAAAAACTAAGGAAGCAAAAACAATTCCGGATCCTAAGTGGATACTTTTCGAAAAGTGTATGCGAGGAGATCCAACCGACAATATCTTTTCGGCGTACCCCGGGGTCCGCAAAGTGGGAAGTAAAAATAAAGTGGGACTTGCAGAGGCATTTGCCGACAAAGATTCGAAAGGCTTTGCTTGGAACAACCTAATGCTACAGCGTTGGACCGACCACAACGGCGTGGAACATCGTGTCTTGGATGACTACAATCGCAATCGTGTGCTGGTAGATCTTACAGCACAGCCCGATGACGTCAAAGTTAAAATTGCTGAAACCATTGCGTCTGGTAGTGTTCCACTCAATCGTCCAATGGTAGGAGCTCAGTTTTTGAAGTTTTGTGGCAAGTATGATCTGATCAAAATGTCAGAGCAAGCTGATGGTTTTGTTAAATTTTTAGAAGCACCGTATCCGGAGAACGTATGAAAAAACTGCTAGTGTCAATTTTATTGTTAACCAGTGCCGGTGTTTATGCACAGCACGATGTTGATTTTTATAAAAGCCACAATCCCAGTGTACCAAGCGAAGTAACGGCCAGGGATTATGCTCCAGATCATTATATTGATACTGCCCGTTACCCTGATGGTGACAAAATTGATTATGTGTTGACTGAGTATCCGGGTGCAAAACCCAAGTATGCTATCATTGTAATGCCTGGCGGCAACGGCACAATTGGATTGCAAAAAGAAGAAGATGGTCGTATTTTTTTCAGTGCCAAAGGTAATTTTTTAGTTCGTGCCAGATTGTTGTTTGCTGATCAGGAAACTGTGGCAGTGGTAACAGATCGAGGCGGCAGCGCCAACCGTATGCGGGGCATTGTGGCAGATTTACAAAATCGTTATCCCGGTATCAAGGTGTACATTGCCGGGACCAGCTACAGCACAAAAGACACACTATACTATGCCAATAAAATGGATGGAGAAGTTGCCGGATTTATACACACTTCATCGGTCGGGGCCATTGACGGGCGTGGCTTAAAAAGCAGAAATCTTGTTGTTGGACACATCTACGACAGTTGCCGTTGGACCAGTGGCCCAAATTCTGTGCGTGAAGCACAGCGTTACGGCACAGATGCTGTCATGATGGAAGGTGGCTACAACAGTGGAGACGAATGTGGACCTTGGTCCAATCACGGGTTCCTGGGTATCGAAAAAGAAACAGTGGCATCAATCAAAGAATGGATGAAAAAAGGATCATAGTATGAACAGTATTCAACGTTGGTATAGAAATAATTATGTAGAAATCACCTGGTTTATCATTGGCTGGTTGAGTCTAGATGCCTTGCGCGAATTTGCAGTGGGCAACTGGGGCGGTGTTTCTTTTGACCTGGCATTTATTGCACTCAATTATTTTTTAAGTCGTAAATGAGTAAAAGTAAACTTAAAGAAACTGTGTTGATTTGGACTGCCTTGCTGATCCTAGGTGGATCCTTGGGTGGCTTGATCTACGGCATCAACGCCACTTTGCCACACGAAGTTGGATATGATTGTCGCTTGGCAGAAATTAGCCCTGACATACCAGTCAAGGTCAAAGAAGAATGTAGAAAACAAAGGATGGTAAAATAATGTTAGATTGTTTGATCATGGGCGACAGTATCGCCAAAGGTGTAAGTGACATACGAACCGAATGTGTAGCGTATGTGAAGTCCGGAATCAACAGTCGTAACTGGCTCAATGCCAATGTTGGCAAAAGTCCATACCTGGCAAAAAATGTCATTATCAGCCTTGGCTCCAATGATCTGTCAGATACCAATACTTTAGAAGAGTTGCGTACCATTAGACGGTTGACACAGGCCAATCGAGTGTATTGGATTATGCCAAGCATCAAGCCGGGAGTTATGCAGGCTGTTGCTGTGGTGGCAAAAGAAAACGGAGACACCGTATTAACTGGAGCACCAAGGAGCGCCGACGGCGTACATCCAACTTACGCTGGATATAAAAAAATTGCAGAGGAAACAAAATGACCGAACTGATAGCAAAACCCATAGTAAAAAATAAAATGTGGATCGTAGAAGATTCCGGCCGCAAAGTTGGAAACATAATGGCCATTGAAGAAGGCGGCTTTGTTTATGTTCACGACAATCAACGTGAAATGTTTTCCACAATCAAACTGTTGAGTAAAAAATACAATATCGAATTTGCCAAGGCAGAAAAAGTCAAGAAAGAAAAACAAGATGTATATGATGTTTACGGATTCCCTACTAATAGTCGACCACACAATCAGGTCTTGGATGTACAACGCTATCTTCCAATTTACACAAAAGGTGCAAAGTCAAAGAGCTTTTTCTGTGCTGGCTACTACATTATCAAATTCTCTAGTACTTGGGTTCGTGCATATTGTCCAAAACTTATTACGTTGAATCGTTACGAATATCAAGGTCCTTTCAAGACTCAAGACCGTATGATAGAATCAATGAAAGAGGCAAATGGACAATAACTTATCTTTTCATATCAAATTGTTCAACGACCGAGTAAGAACAATGAATCAAAGCAATGGCAAATTATTGACCTTAAATGCACAGGAAGCTAGAAGTTTACACGCTGAAATTTACGATTTGATGGCCACAATTTCCAGTTTAAGCAAGACTCAGGACAGCTCAATTGTCGGTGTCAGCATCAATATGGACGGCGGTGGTTTTTAAAGTGCGTATATTAAGAAGATAAATAAAGTGTAGATCAAGGATATATGAAATGAGTCGACCAAAGCCAACGGTGTTGTTGGACCACGTAAATAAAACTACTTATAAAAGCGAACAGGTGCTGAGTTCTGAAGGCATCTGGGCAGTCTTTTATGATAACCAACCTATCAATCTAAAGACTCATAATATTTTAGTTGCATACCCAGGACCAAAATACAAAAAAGTTTCTTTCAGTAATCCAGGACACGCCATCAACTTGGCCAAAAAATTAAACGTTCTTTTCAAGACCGACAAGTTCACTGTGGTGCTGTTACGTGCCGGTGACCAAATCTACCCCTAAGCGTTATACTCAACGCCAACTCACAAAAATATTTTGCCAGCAGGCCAATGTGCCTATTGCTCAGACTACCGAGATGCAGCAACGCTGGTGGAAAAATCCCACAGATGCCAACAGTCTTAGACTGACTTTGCAAGGCTTACAGTTTGTCAAGGCTGTTCTCAAATTGACCAGTTACGAGTTTCCACTTCGAGACGAACTTACCAATCACAATCTTCTTCAATTGGAACGTGTGTTCAAAGGTATGTACTATCTGCTGAAGAGACAAAAGTTAATTGTATTTGAGGAAGAGGAGGCCACAATGTTGACTTTGTACGGCAACGACCTTCGAGGCTATTTAGAAAACCTTGAACAAAATCAGGAGCCTGATCAAAACTGATCTAAGAAGTCTTGTGCAAGGAACCAGTCCAAGTAAGCAGGAATACCTTGTTCGATATCAACTGTAGGACGCCAATTGGTCATCTCAACCATACGACTACTGTCTAAGGTATCGCGGTTGGGATAAAAAGCATCGTGTGGTTCTACAACAATCTCTGCGGGAATACGAGCACGTACCAGTTCAGCGGCTTCAATAATCTTGCGTCCATTGTTACGAGTGCAGTTAAAGATTTGATTGGCTGCATTGGGATTGACAGCAGCTTCGGCAAACGCACTGGCTACATCAGTGACATAACTAAAGTCCAATTTATTGTCTGGGCCATTAACAATCATCTGACCAGTCTTGAGTGCAGCCACAGTCATTTTACTAATAACACGCACTACCATATCTCTTGTGCCATACAATGCGCTTGGACGCAGAATAGAATATTCTATACCGTGTTCTTTATTCCAAATCTTACACATACGTTCGCATTGTAGTTTATAGCTACCATACAAGGTCAGTGGATTACATACCGCATCTTCATTGGGCGCACCGTCAAATGCATCGAAGTCTCCGTAGACCATTGAGCTCGATGCCAATACAAAACGCTTGACCTCATACTTGACACATAGATCCAAGGCAATAGCAGTGGCCGCTACCATATTGGTTGTGGCATCCACTACATTCTTCTTGACCATCTTGGCATTGGGATATGTAGCAAGATCAATAACCACATCAGGTCTGGCAGCATCGAATACAGCGTTCATAAATGTAGCATCACATACATCACCTTGGTAGTGACAATGAGCACCCATATAACTGATACGCTGATCCATAACCGGTTCGTATTCCCACGGTTGGTATTCGCCGTAGTTATGATGTAGGTCAACTGTGTGTATTTCGTGTCCCGATTCCAACAGTTGACGAGCTGTATGATGCCCAATAAATCCGTGCCCGCCCAATATTAATATTTTCATTTTAATGCCTTTACAATACGCTCAACTTCGGCGTCAGTTAGTGTGTGTTGATTTGGTACTGTAAAACTGATAGATTTTAGTCTATCGCTTACAGGAAAAGATCGTTTTGTAGTGTAGAGAGATTCGTCATTGACTGTATGGCGATAATGCACAGCAGCGCCAATACCTTGACTGTTTAAGTTATTTACTCGTTCGTCACGATCTTCTGCTTGAAATACCAACTTGTGGTAGGTATTTTTCATTAATCCGGTAGAATCGTTGGCTGATTTTAAATTGCAATTGGTTCTTATATACTCGCTGATTCGGGTACGGCGTTCCTGCCAGTTTTGGGAATATTTAAGTCCTACCAGTACTGCGGCCACTTCCATGGTGCTCATTATGCTGTTTAACCCGGCACCCACAGCCACATCATCGTTTCGTAATTTACCGTGAATACGTAAACGTCTAGCCAAATTGGCCATGTCCTCATTGTCAGTCAATAATGCACCGCCCGATCCCCAACTAGAAATAGTTTTGCTGGGACTGAAGCTGACACAACTTATCAGACCTTTTTTAGCACTCCAGCTTTCCCAATCGTGGCTTTCTAAACTTTGAGCAGCATCATTGACAATGGGCATACTTAACCGAGTTAAGCTGTGCCAATCACTCATATTACCAAAAAGGTCAACTGGCACTACTGCATCTACCTTGCCAATTTTGGATACATCAATGGTGTAGTTTTCTGTCACATCAATTGGAACTACTTGGTAGCCTGCTCTAGCAACGGCGTGTGCAGTGGCGGTAAATGTGTAATTACCCACAGCTACTCGTGCATTTCGCGGCAGTTTCAGTGCCTGCAGAGCCAGGTCTAATGCGTCAGTACAGCTACCCGTCACTACGCAATATTTTCTATCGTACCGACGGCACAGTTCGGCTTCCAGTAACTGTGCAGGCTCACCATTTTGGGCAATACCTTGCTGATGATATCGATCAGTTAACTCAAATACTTCATCACGAATCTGAGCCCAGGCTCGGTCGGTTTGGAATAGTGCAATCTTATCTGACATATTTGTATAATAGTGTAAATGCTTCGGCATCTGGGTTGCCAGATTTATCACCGTAGACTCGACTCAAATTTCTAATCTGTTCTAGTTTATCTTCGGTAATATAACTACCGTAACATTGTAACAGACTTTGCTTGAAATTCCAATCGATTCCTATGTACATATTGGCCGTATTGGTACGGTATTGATACGAATAGGGCCACGATGTCATTGTCCAAACTTCAACAGCACGTTTCTGTAACAAGGGCCAAGCCAGTTCGTATGTGGTTCTATGGTCCTGGTGAAAATCCTCGGGATTGGGTATAATGGCAATGTCACAGGTATCTATCAACTTGCCCAATTCGGTCATTGTGTTATTGTCGCAAACCAAATTGGGTCTGCCATTTTCGTGTAGGTCAGTGTCTAACACACGTAATTCAAATCCCGACAGCTTGTAACTCTGTTCTAGTTCGTGTTCCACAATCCATTTGCTTCTGTCACTGTTGATTTCGGCACTGGGCTTGACTGTAACAACTGAAACAATTTCTGCACCGGCGTCTTGGAAACGTTTCAGTGTACCGCTGCAGGCAATTTCTAAATCATCCGGGTGTGGTGTTACAGCTAGAATTTTCATTTTAATTTTGTTTGCCAAAAGGCACTTTCAGTAAACCACCGATGGTAGCGTTCAAATCCTTCTTCTACATCAACTTGGGGATCGAACCCAAAGTCTCTACGTGCCGCTGTGATATCCAATGCTCCGCGACTGGGGAAATCTGCATCCTTGTCTCCACACTCAATGGAACCACTGCCAGCAATACGCACAGCCAACTCTGCAGCTTCTAGCAGCGTGGTGCTGTGGCTTTTGGTAATATTATAGGTACCATTTACAGCACTATCGCTCAAGGTGGCTTGTACAATACCACGTGCAGCGTCTTCCACATAGGTAAAGTCTAAGGTTTCATTGGCACCGTTGACTTTAAGAGTTTCGCCTCGCAATGCGCTGAGCATAAATTTGCTGACCACGCGATCTTCAACATCCAATTCTCCGTAAACAGCACTGGGACGAATAACCACGTGATCAAAGCAACCGCGACGGGTGTAGTCTTTGACAAGATGTTCTCCCATGAGCTTCATAATGCCGTATTGTCCTTGCGGTTGACATACGGCTGTTTCTACAACATCGTTTTCAAAATTGCCGTATACCATACTGCTGCTGATATAAACAAATTTGGGTATATTAAATGTCTTGGTCAATTCCAACAAGTTGACCAGGCCAGTACACATTACTTCGCTACCCCAAACAGGATTGGAGCTGACCACTTTTTGTCTAGGAAAACTGGCCAAATGTATAACTGCATCTGCATTGAACGAAAAAGACATAAAGAAATTTTTAACTAGATCGTGTTCTCTGAGATCAATGTGATGTACGGCCGCTCGTATACGAGCCAGTCTAGCACGAGTCAAGTAGGTCAACTCATCCTGTGGAACAAATCCGTAATCGGTCACGTTGTCCAACACAAAACAATCGTGTCCTAGTTCTTCTAACTGACGTACTACGTTGTGGCCAATAAAGCCGGCCCCGCCTGTTATTAGGAATTTCATTTATACTGCCATTTCTGCTTGAATTGCTCCGTGACTTTGATACCCGTCCAAGCGAATATCTGCCATAGTAAACTTTGTGATGTCAGTGACATCAGGATTGAGCCAAAGAGTTGGTGCAGGTAATGGTTCACGCTTCAATTGTTCTTTTACCTGTTCTATGTGATTTAGATATATGTGTGCATCGCCGAGCGTGTGAACAAACTCACCTAGTCCAAGACCGCACACTTGAGCTATCAGGGCCGTTAAAAGGCTGTAGCTAGCGATATTAAAGGGTACACCTAAAAACATATCACAACTTCTTTGATACATTTGACAGGACAACTTGTTATCCCGTGAAACATAAAACTGAGCCAGCACGTGGCAAGGTGGCAAAGCCATTTGATCCAGTTCGCCTGGGTTCCACGCACTCAATATGTGTCTGCGACCGTAAGGGTCTCGCTTGATACCGGTAATCAATGTTTGAAGTTGATCGGTTTCTACTTCTTGTATGCCACCTTGAATACTGAAATAACTGCCTAGATCGTTTTTGATACTGCCAGACTTAACGTGCTGTGAGCTGCGCCAGTGGCGCCATTGGACCCCATACACACGACCCAGGTCGCCTTCGTATTGTGCTCGAGGTTTCCAGTAAGGTGCTAGAGCATTTGGTGTCCAAATAGTGGTAGTACCGGCGGCTGTGCCGTGGGTAATTTCTGCCAGTCTACGCTCATTGCCCGATCCTTCGATCATCCATAACAGTTCGCCCACACAGGCACGCCAGGCCAACTTTTTGGTTGTTACAGCAGGAAAACTGGCAGACAAGTCATAGCGTTGTTGCATACCAAACAGGCCAATAGTGCCCACACCGGTACGGTCGTCACGTTGTTCGCCCAATTCAAGTACTTGTTGTAATGCGTCTAAATATTGTTTCATAAATTTAATTGTTTCACTATGTAGTCAAATAGTATTTTATGACCTTTGCGGTTAGGATGCAAGCCATCTGGATGAAATATAAGTTCTTGCATAATACGACTATGGTCTTGTAGTGAATCAACCTCTTGTCGAATACGGTTGGCTGTGTCTGCGTCAAAATCGGATAAATCAATGTAGTCAATACCCCAGGTATAACTGATAACAAATTCGGGATCATTGATGTGTTTGTGTTCGTCCAGGTGGCCTACCAACATATACATCAAACTTGGTACCAACGGATTCAACTGTTGATATGGGCCAAATAGATTTGTGTTCAAATTGGAATTGCCACCTATGCAATGTATAGTGGTGTCAAAACGTTTGCCTACTTCGTTTAGCTGTTGATAAATTTGATCTTGTGTGCGTCGTAATAGTGCAATGACTCCGCCAGCTTCTTTGATTTTGTCGGCAAACCCTTTGAGATTTTTGACAGTTGCATTGCGATGGAGACGTGCTGCAAGCAAGGCCGGCATAACAATATCCAACAACGGATCAGCTAAAAAATAAAAAACAACGTCGCCGGCGGTGTGGTGTTGTTCCATATGTCTTTCTAAAGAAACAATAGATCGTTGATGCCAACTGCGAGCCAGGCTGGCTTCTATCACTTGATATCCGTATTCTTCGAAGTATTGTGCCAATCCACGATGCAACACACGGGGTTTACCGTTTTCCCATTCGCCTCGAGCCCAACTGCCGCCGCCTACAAAAATTTTAGGTTTATTTTGCATTGTTAAAGTAAATTTAATTTTTCCGTTAGATAATCAAACAACACTCGATGTGCTGCTTGGTTCGGATGTATGCCGTCAGGCCGAAACGGATCCTCACGAAACAGCTTGAGATTATCGATCAATTCTTCAGCTTCGGCCAATATACGCTTGCCCAGCTCACGATCAAAAATTGAAAAATCAATAATGTCTTGATCCCACGTGTGTACCACACCAAAGGTTTGATTTTGGCAACGACTGTGCTCGCTAAAGTGCCCTACCAGTAAGTATATCCAAGAAGGTACTATGCTGACTAAATTTTTAAATTCTGCCATTACGTCTTGGTTGATGTTGAAAGTACCGCCTATACAGTATATTTGAGTATTGTACTGTTGTGCAGTTTGATTCAGCTGAGAATAAATTTTTTGTTGTTGCTCAACAACTAGATTTTTTAATCCGCCGGCTTGTTGTATGCATTGTGAGAATTTTGGCAATACCACATTCTCGTGAGACTTTAATGTACCTGTTTCTATTTTTTCAAGTGTAATAAGATCTGTCAAGGGATCGGCTTGTATCCACAGTATTACGTCACCGGGCTGATAGGATTCAGCTAATTTTTGATCTAAGATTTGGTTTATTTTTTGATGATATGTGCGTGGCTTGGCCGAGTTAACAACTTGATAGCCAGCTTCGGTAAAGTATTGTTGTATACCACCGTGTATGACTTCTGCTCCGTGCCATTCGCCCATGGCCCAACTAAGGCCGGCTACAAATATTTTAGGTTTTTGCTCGTTTAAAGATGGGATCATAGATTGTGAATACCGATTGAAAATCCTTACTGACTTGAGCACGTACTGGAACAAACCCAGTCAGCATTTCTTTTAAATTTATTCTGGTATCAGCACGATAAGATCCTTTGATATGTGTGGCATAAATTCTGTCAAACAAATCGTGTGCTTGTTCCAGCAATGCCGCGCCACCGATCACAAACACAGTTTTATCCGGGTGACGACTTTCAAGTTCTAACAGTCGTTCTTTGATGTCACCACTGACAGGACTTGCGTGTAGTACTGGCTTGTGTGTAAACACGTAAACTGTACGACCTGGCAGGGGCTTGGGCATCTTGGCATCATCCCAAGTATTGCGGCCGCATACTACTACGTGTCCGTCAGTTATTCGTTGAAAGTTGGCTAAATCTTCAGCGTTATGAGGCCACGGCAATGTACCGTTGAACCCCATACCGCCGTTGAAGTCAACGGCAAATATGGCATTAATCATAAATCTTTTAAGAGTTGATCGGTGATGGGTTGTATAAACTTGGCTACGCTATCTACACTGATATGAAAATCAACGTCTTGAATAATGTCATCAAGGTCGTGTAATTTTTTATTGATCAGTTGTTCTACAAATTCAGGTTCGGCACCTTCGTCAATCATTTCTGCAATGTTGACATCGACACTGGTACCGTCTTTGAGGTTAACTGTGATGTAGCGTAACACACCAATGGGTACTTGCTCTTTGTTAATTTCTTTAATGAGCTTTTCCCACTGGTCTTTTCTATTTAAATTAAGCCGCTTGCTTTTTGGCTGGCGTGGCTTTTTTGGCTCTTGTTGTTTTGGCATTTTTAGCAGGTTTCAGTGTGGATGCTTCGGCTTCTAATCTTTTTGCTTCAGCAATTAACTGAGCAGCCTGTGCTTTCATTTGTTCAGCTTGACTTAGTCTTTGTGCAGCTAGATCATCGTCACTTAACACACCTTTGATGTATGCAGCGGCATTGTTGGTTGCTTCAACGTCTAGGTTAGTACGACTAACACTGGTGTTGTTTGGAGGCATACCAACTTCGCGACCTTGACGAACTTTCTTGGTCTGCATACCTGCTTCTTTGTCTAGATCAGCTAGGCGTTTGACAGCTTGCTCACCTTTGCTCATTTCGTCCAAGATGCTGTTTAATTCATCTAGGCGCACACTTGATTTGGCAGTAGGAGTGATTAAGATTTGGCTGGTAGGCACTTTCTTGATAAAACCTTCTTTGTGTAGTACGTCAAGTGCATTACGACCATCGGCCATTACTGTACGGAACAGCACATCGCTGAAGTCAGTGGCATTTTGACCAATTGGGCTTTCCAATGCTTTCATAACTTCGTCGTGGATCATACGTGGCAATGTGTCGCTGTATGCTACTAGGCCCATATGGTCTTCATTTGGGACCTTGCGCCATAGTAATACTATTTTTCTGTTGTTGTGTTTACCAACGTGCTTAATCATTTTGATTTTCCTTTATTATTCTGCAGCAGCATCTTCAGCTGATTCAGCTGATTCTGTGGCAGTACTGCTAATAGTTTCATCACTTGATGGAGCCGAAGATGCAGCAGTTAATGCTCCACTGGCTGATAAGAATGTGGTCAAGCGATCAAATAGTCCGCCAACTTGGCTGAGTTCTTCGGCTTTAAAAGCACCACGCTGTGTGGTAAGTTGAATAACTTGAGCACACAACAATAAATCCTGAAGTGTGAGCTGTGGACCAGCTGGGGTTGTTGCTACTGTGTCTTCTGTAGTCTGTTCTACTGTTGTATTTTCTTGCATAGTGTCTCCGTAATAAACTATGCATATATTTACGATCTGTAACAGACCATAAAAAATTTTTCTTAACCAAAATCGTGTTGGTTAATTTGATCCAAAATTAAAGCAAACATACTGGCTTCGCCGGCTATTTCAAAAGCGGCTCTTTTTTGCATTTGCACGTGGCCGTCGGCATCTTTATAATACCAATCGCCGTACCAAAACCGACCAGTCAAATTGGTCCAAATCCAATCACTGATGATCTTGGGACTGGCCACTAGATCAAAATCCACTGCGGTAAAATGTGGTGGGCAGTAGGACAGTTCTCTTAGTCCAAAAACGGCCAATGGATTGGCTTCTCCGTGTTTAAGCATTCTTTTCTTTGATAGCGTCTATAGTTGATTGACTGAGCTCACCTTCAATGATCTTGAATTTGGTATCTGCTTGATTGAGCTCGGGCAACGTGATGCGGTCCCGTAACAGTTCTTCGGCATCACGCACAAACACTTCAGTGGCCTGATATTGTTTGGTGTACTGTGCAATTTCTACACTTCGCATAAGATCGTCCAAGGTATTTTCTAGCCGAAGCATACGCACCTGTAACTTCAGTGCCAATTCACGTGCAGCTTTGGGTTTTAGTTTGGTTGGGTCTTGAAATTCCATTATTTAATTCCTAAGGTTGTGGGGCTGTGATCCAATCTATCGCCATGCTCATCTGAGTAAAAGGTTGCGGTCTTGTCTGTTATTGTAACAGATAAATCTGAATGAAGCAAGTCGTAATCGGTAAATTCAAAGGTATCAGTATATACTCTAAATCGGTACTGCCCATCGGCACACCAAATTAATACACCTTCAACTCCGTCAGCTGATATTTTCATTGCCGTAATGTCTCCCACATATAGGTTGGATCGTCTTTGGGTACAACAGCCACCATTTTGATCCAGCCACGTTCATAAGCCTGTGCAATGATACTAGCATACTCTCTAGGACACTGGCTGGTAATTTCAATACCAGCACGGTTGGCTAAAGTGAAAGATCCTTGTAGTTGAAAACTTGGATCACCTTTACGCAAAGTGACCCAAGGCGTTTCGCTTACAGAGAATATCATTCTTCAACTCCGAAATGTTGTAAAATCTGCTCACTACAATGTTCTCTACTTCTAGCATCATCCCCGGGCCCAGGACGACTGACACACAATAACGCACATTCTCTCACAATCAACTCGGCGAACCTTTCTATCTCTGCGTTTACTGTGATACCAGCCCGATGGGCCAACTGAGCAAGGGTGAGGTTCATTTTCTTAGAATCCTAATTATTCCATCAGGAGTATTATTAATATTATATTGAAGGTCATTCAACTTGTTAGTTTCACTTAACCTTTCCAATGTCTCATTTGATTTATCATTTTTGACATCTTCCCATAATGGTTGTTTCTTCATACTTCTACACCAATTTTGAGATTGAAGTTTTTTGGTTCTATTACCCATAACTTATAGTAATCCTTGTTTCTTATATTCTTTTTCAAGCAGGTCCTTTGGAACACTATCACTTTTTCCAAGTCCTAACTTACGCTTTAACTCTTGTCTAATCCTTGCCTTCTGACCTTGAATCTCTTTGGTTGATTCTTTGTGAGTTTTACCGAGCATACTTGTACCATATGATCCGTTTGCCTTGCGAGTTGCTACAATCTTTTTAACCACATTTTTTCGTTGCCCGGAGGCGTGTTGATCTCTTAGAGATTGCCTTCTTTTTTTACGACCAACTGCGGCCCTTTCAGTACCAAGCATTTCCTCAAGAGTTTTACCACGCATAGCATCACCAATGCGTTTCTTTTCTTCCTCGGTGTACGGATTGAGTTTTCTATACTCAATATTGGATAAACGAATCTTTTCAACAATAGCCTCGAACTCGGGAGAATCGGCTCGTTCTGCCATTGCCTTTTCAATGGCCTTTTGATGACGCTCTTTGAATGTTGGATCTTGAAAAAGAAGTTTTATGATCTCCCCATTACCAGCATAGCGAACTCGTTTAGCAAAGTCATCACTTAACAGTTCTTCATTGCTGATGCCAGGAAGTTCTTGGTTGCCCCAATTGTCTTTTTTCAAGCTCATTGTCCTTCTCCCCAGTTACCAATTTGGTTGTCTGCTAATGTCTCCCAATCTTTAGGGAAATGGTGACGCAAGTCAGCAAGTTTTACAGCCACACGAGGAGTAATCTCTGTGAGAGTTTTATAGTTTTTGTTGATGTATTTCAGTGCATCTGCTTGAACTTCATCTGGGTACCCACAAATACCATCTTGCTCAAATGCTTCGCAATTGGCCCCGAGCATATCTACTTCTTTGATAAGGTGAAGTGTGTATAACAACTTTTCGTCATCGTTGAAATAGCATTTAATAATATTAAAACGACTTACCAAGGCATCGTAGTGCTGTTTGGCGGCCTTCTTAATATCTGCCATTGTGTCGTTAGTAATCCAAATTACCGTGCCGTCATATTCAAACGACATAGGCACATCTAATGCAATCATCAATGGATTTCGTTGTGCTCGTTCCCAACTAATCTGGCGAGGACGACTTGATGGCTCAGTGGCACCTTTAATCATATCAAGAATATCACGCTTTTCGCTACCGCTACGATGAATCAGGTCACAGTCGTCTAAGATGAGAACACGATGTTTGGCACGATTTTGATACAGTTTAACATATAAGGCCGCGGCTGAAATTGAGCCACCTTTGATATATTCTGCGTCCGGTTGTGCGTTCCTGTCTGCAAATGCTTTACGCACCCAGTGGGTCTTGCCGGTACCGGCATCACCAGAAATTAATAGTCCTTTGATAGCACTATCTTTGTTGTCAATAAATGATCCTGTCATTTTGTATACAGTATCAAATTTATCAACCACCCGTTGAACAACGGGATTTGTAATGAGAGTTTCAGTTGTCATATAGTTCCTTTCTGAATTGTCTTGACAAATCTAACCATTTAGTAGGTTTTCTTTTAGATGCCTAGACATCTAACCCACACGCATATAATAGCACATCTATTTATTCTTGTCAATCCTTGATGTATCCAAAATGCTCTAATATATTCTTAGGATCAGAACACAATCCGGCACATTCCTTCACAATCAACTCGGCGAACTTTTCCAAGTATTCTTCTGGAGTATAGTTGTCTATCATTTCTCTGCCACTATCGTCCCAAAGTGTAAATCCTATACCAGCCTCGAGGGCAAGTTCTCTAATCCGCTCATTCATAGTATGGGTCCTGTGCTATACCTACATTAAGTTTGAACCAATCAATCTTAACTTTATTGTCTTGATATACTCTATCAACTTCAACACCGTT